CAACTTCATCAGTCTCTTGAACTTCCTCTGTTTGACCTTCGGCTTGGCTGTTGTCAGCTTCCTCAGAATCACCCATCAGACTTTCAAACGCTGAAGCGGCTTGGTTTACATCTAGGCTTTCACTCCCTTGAGGGTTGGTGTTTTCCATTTGTCATCTCAATAATCGCCAGAAACCTTCTGGACGGAGGTGTAGCCTATAGGCTACAGAATCTTCCACTTCTTCTCTCTAATCACAGTTTCCGAGGCCAAGCCTTCTAGGTGTCCTGTAAGTAGTTCAATAGTTTTAATGTGCCTGTAAGCGTCTTCACGCCTATCACATTCTTCTGCACTTGTGTTAATTATCACACTAATCTGTTCTTTTTTCAAGTTATCTATGACTTCTTTAAAAAAGTCATCATTTAATAGGTTTTTAGCCCATTGTGCCAGTAGATGCTTATCCATATTGGTTTTGTATTCCAGAAATAATATCGTTAATGGTCAGACTAGATTTAGCTGGCATACCTTGCTTGCTACCCAAGATAGCCATCAAGTCGTTATAACTCAAGCTAGATGGTTGTGAATATTGGATAGGCTCTGGCACTTGACCATAGTTAGGGTCTAACAATCTTTCCCATTGAGTCCCGATTAGTAGGTTTCTATCACCAAAGTTAATTGGTGTTAAGGGAGTAAATGGGGCAACACCTGTAGGGGGAGGTGAAGTCCAATCAGTAGGAATAGGAATAATTGCGTATTGATTTGCATCAGTTGGCGTAGAAGTATCTACATTTGCCACAGTTATACCAGCGTTAATTAAATTAACAACATCTGAAGCCGTTACTCCACCAGAATCTGTACCGCCTATGTTTGTAACAGTAGACGGCAGTAGACCAGCAGATGCGTCATAAACTCCTGTATCAACGGCAGCTAAAGCATCTCCAATGCCATCACCAATGTTATAGGCTGTGTCAATACCTGTTTCACCAATAACGCTATTGTTGCCAGTATTACCACCAACTAAAAGAGTGCCACCCTCTGTAACAAGTCCTGATGGTGTTTGGTAAGTTAAACCTTGACCACCACCCATGCTTTCTAAATTAGCAGGGTTATATGTGCCATTCATAGTGGCAATTGCATCTACAGCATCAGCAATAGTTGTTACTGGTGCGCCAACATTAAAGGTAAGCCCCTGTGCGCCACCCATAGTATCAAGGTTAGCTGAAGTACCTGCTTGTAGACCTTGTGCGCCGCCCATGTCGGTAAGCTGCTGCATTTGAGTGCCGTTAGCCAATGAATAATCAGCATTTACATCTGTTGGCCCTAACTCAAATGGAGGCGGTACATCTTTTAAAGCAGCAGAAACACCACCAAGCAAGCCACTTCTTAATATGGCTTCTTCATCGCCACCAGTAACAGCGGTTGCAGCAACATTGCCAGCAGCTTTACCAAGAATCTCACTACCTGTTGTTTGAGTAACTACATCTCCAACAGAGGAAGCAACACTTCCACCAACATATGAAGTTAACCCACCAACAACAGCAGATTCAAGAACATCACTAACATCACCACCCATGATGGCTGTTGTGCCGCCAGCAATAATTCCACTTCCAATGGCTGTAGCAGCTAATGTGCTAACTGTTCCTAATCCAATAGCTGTAGCCGCAGCCGCACCTACTGCTGTTGCTGCACCTGTAAAAGCTGCTACTACTGCGACTGCTGGCATTTAAAACTCCAAAATGTAAACATTAACATCTTTGCCATCTACAACAGCTTTTTTCTGTTTTATAGGCAATCCAGTTAATTTGGCTATTCTTGAAAACTTATTGTCTTCGCTATATGTATAAGCAACTTTTGTCTTAATGTTCTTTAAATAATTTGTTAAATCTACAAAGTCTTTAACCAAGTCTATTGGGTTTGCTTCAGTTCCAATTGTATGAATCTCAACAACACCCTTTCCTCGGACAAGAACTAAAAAAAGAACATTACCAAGGTGAACTAATTTTGCGCCTTTTTCTTGCACAAGTGTAGCTAACTTAGACAAAGCCTTATCAGCTTTTTCTTGTGAACCTAGTTCTTTAAGAAAATAATCATTGGCAATTTGTGCAACAACTTGTTGCTCTTGTGCATCTATGGTCATCCTCTTATCTCCACATTAGATGTAATGCCAGCACCAATCTTCATTGCCTTCAGTTGTGCTTCTGCTTCAAACTCTTGTTGCTTCATAGCAAAGTAAGCCTGTTGTTTCTCACGCTCTAGTTGCAACTTAGCAGCTTCCTTCTCACGCATCATCTGCATTTCAAGAACAGCCTTCTGTTGTGCCATTTCCATGTCAATCTGTTGTTGCTGTTGCTTCAACTGAATGTCGGCTTGTGCTTTAGCTTGGTTAGCTTGTATCTCAGCTTGAGTCCTAGCCATGATTGCTTGAACTTCTGGAGGCATCTGTTGCTCTTGTGGAGGAGGATTAGAAAGCATCTGGTCTTGCTCTGGCGTAATCGCTTTGTAGAACTCAGCACTATCCTTAAAGCCAGCAATCTCAACCATGCGCCCCAATGTGCCACGATATTGAGCAGGTGAAACGTAAGGATTAGCAGGGCCATACTGAGCAATCAACTGCTCTTGTTTAGCAAGAACCATTGACAACATAGCCATCTGCTCTTGACGATTCCCTGCACCCAGACCTACGTTAATAGAAACATCGTATTGGTTAGCCCATGTTCTAGGGTCAAACTCTACGAACTCACCACGCATACGCACCATACGAGCCTTGTCCTGATACTTACAGAGCAAGTGCAAGATGCCTTGGAACAAAGACTTAACGCCTGTCTCAGCAAAGATTCGAGCCATTAGTTCAATCTTACCTGCGCCAGCTTGTTGCATCGATGCTACCGCAGCAGCTGTCACGTTCTGCAAAATAGCAGGGTCTAAGCCCTGTGAAGCATCAGATACACCAGTACGCTTAGACTGTACTGTGTCCAGATACTGAAGCATTGGGAAAGCCTGATTAGCCACGTTCTGCACAACTAACTGTTGAACAGCACCTTGTGACTTGGCACGAATAACACCACCAGCAGTAGAAGTCAGCAAGTCATCAAGGTTTACTTGACCTTCCACCGCAACCACACGAGCATTGTTTGTCAGATATAAGTTATCCAACATCTGACGAGTGATAGTGGTTTTGATTAACTGTAGGTCAACTGTTCTGTCAGCCAACGAGTTACCAAAGAACTTGTGTGGAATTGGGATGGGACAGATTGAGTGGAAAGGAACATAGTCCACTTCCTCAACCATTTCCTTACCATCCTCATCTTGCAGAATCTCATTAGAAGCGTAGAAGACTTGAGTCAGAGCAGCAATGCCCTTTCCGTTCATATCAGTTTTGACATAACACTCAAAGACCTCAATCTCTTGCATTGAGGGGTCATCAGTCTGAGTTTGGTAAGGTTGCTCACCTGCTGCGTAACGAGCCACACGCTCTGGTGTGTACGCCAAAGCATCACCCATCTGCAAGCCTTCGATTTGCTTCTTGTTGAAACCCATAGCAACCAAGTCACTACGAGTCAACATTTGACGATGTGCTACGAAAGGTGAATCAGCAATAGTTCTAGCCTTCTTGCTAATCAAGAACTCCTCTGGGGGAACATTCTCAATCGTTACTTTGCCTGACTTTTTCTTTTGTTGCACTACAACATTGTGTGTAGCACTCATCACAGGCATACCCATAGGGTCAACAACTGGTTGTCCCATTGGGTCAATGATTGGAAGTTCTGTCGTATCTTGTTCGACAATCTCCATAGTCTCATCACTCATCAGCATTGCTAACTCGTCATCAGACAAGTCAAAGTAACGCTCTTTGGTAATGTCTTCTTTGTTTTCCCAATACGCTTTAACGATGCCGTTCTTCTGCATCAAGGCATCTTTGAACCAATCATGCAGAATAGCTACACCAGCGTTATCACGATTGAAAACCCAATTGCAGTAATCAGTAGCTTGCTTGGCAGAGGCTTCATCCCTTGGGCCTTGTGGCTCAAAGACTACGATATTGTCTGAGCCTGTAAAGATACGAA